TCACGGATTTCTTTTACAGTTTTCAATTTTTGATAGAGAGAAGTATCTCCACCAAGACGAAGAGCACTGACAATAGTGTCAAGTTCTTTGTCGGTAATAGGAAGGTCCATCAGGAAAAAAATAGTTCTAGGTTTACAGTTTTCTCAACACTCCAACCAATAGCGTTGAGAATAGTTTTAAGAGGTTCGACGAAACTCTTTTCAAATTGTAAGTTGTAGTCAAGGTACTTGTCAAGTTCAAGTTCTCTTGGAAATTCTTGAATAAAGGATATTACATTTTCATGCAAAGGGTTTGGTTCCTTCAAATAACAAAACTTGATCTTCTCACCATTTTGAATGAGTGAATATTTATTAATTAACTTCTTCTCCTTTATTTGATGATTATATAATAGAGCACCACGAACATGAATAGGTGTTCCTTTGCTATAAATTCTTGTGCTATCAGCATACTTACGAACATTAGAAACAGATCTTGGAAAAGATATTTGTTCTGGTGGAAGTTTTTTAAAATCTTCTCTACACTTATCAATAAAGTTAATTACATCTTCTTCCGTACCATTCATCATCAATTTAAGACCATCCTTAATCATTGTGCGGCAGGGTGCTGGTGTTGAAGATTTAACTGCTTCAATACCCATCATCTTCAGTTTAGGTTCTTCATATCGAACACCTTCACTATCCCATACATTAAGAATGTATCGCTTCTTAGCGGTCCAGATACCACGTTCAGCGATATTCTCACGCTTCATCTGCATTTTTTGATCATATGCAGACACGTAATCAGCAAGTTCTTGATAGGAAGCATCAATAAAAGGTTCAAGTTTATCTTCACAAATTGAATTTAGAATATTTACGATAGAACTCTTATCTTCAGACTTAGCAGCAAAAAACTTATCTACAAGAGGACCCATATTCAAATAGATAGAATCAGTATCAGATGCAATAACATAGTCTACTCCATCAGTTGATAGCAGTTTATTCAAATATCCATTTACTTTATTTTCAATCCAACGAATTGATACCTGACCAGATAAAGTAATTGCTTCTGCATTAGCAAGTTTATAATATCTAAAGTACTGATTTCCAATAGCACCATAAGCACTATTAAGTTGAATCTTACGCGCCATTTGAATGTTATTGCATCTAGCAATTTCCTTCTCCAATACTTTTGTTGGAGTTTTTTCATATTGCTGTTTAGCAGCAAGCATCTTCTTCTTAAATATAGTTCTATCTTTGTAGATCTTATCCATCAATTCAGGAAGAAATCCTCTAACATCTTTCCTATACATTGACCCATTTGCACACACAGCAAAATCTTCATATCCAGAGAAGTCAATGTCTTTATTCAATATCTTATCTACCGTAGCTGAAGAATGTCTAGTATCTTGTAAGGTCTCGGGGGAGATGTTGTACTGCATAATGAGATGAGGGTACAGACTGTTAAGGTCAAAAGAAACAACCCAATCATACTTTCCAGGAATCGGTTCTTTAACATATGCCCCCGCATACTTTTCATTTTTGTCAGATTTAATCTTGGGAGGAATAACTATTCCCTTATCCTTAAGATAATTATAAATTATTGTGTCCCACATACGCACTTGGTAAAACACATCTTCATAATTGACCTTAGCGTCATACGCAAGAGTCAATGCAAGTTCAATCAGTTTCATCTTGTCTTCCATACGGTCAACAAGTTCCACGTCAATGATATTATATTCTACAAACTTCTGCCAACCATTTGTATAGAAACCCTTGAAGGTATCAAACTCAGAGTGATCAAGTTTCTTTTGTCCAAGTTCCACACTCGCAATGTAATCCAATCGATAGGATTCTTGTGCTTTATATGTAAATTTTTTATAAAGATCAAGGTAATCTAATTGAGATATCCCACCAATATCATACGATATATGCTTTCTTCCAGAAATATAAGTCTCATCTTCACTGACCAGACCCCAAGGAGAAAGTCTTTTCATCAACTTCTCACCAAGAATCCTATCAATACGTCGCACTAGATACGGAATATCATACAATTTACTATTCCACCCAGTAACAACTTCAGGAGTATTTTCAATCCACCATGCAATAAAATCATTTAATAGATCATATTCGTTGTTAAACTGCTTATAGTAATGATTGCCCTGCTTCAGTTTAAATGGTCCCTTACCCCAAGTAATAATTTCTTTTGTTGTATAATCTTGAAGAGTGATTAAAAGAACTTCTTCTGCAGCAGATTCTACATCAGGGAATCCGTTTTCAGACGCAACCTCAATATCAATTGTTGTAAGTTTAATTTTACTAATATCAAACTTAATTTCATCTTCTCTATAATTGTCAGAGATATATTGATATACATATCTCTCATTACCATAGATACTAAAATTCTCTACACCATCATACTTCTTGATAAATTCTCTACAATCACGAACACCGCCAGGTTTAATTGGTTCAACATATTCTCCAGTCAACGTCCGATAATATGTCTTCTTTTTAGAAGGAACAAAAAGAGTCGGAGAATATTTCTCTCGGATCATGAAGTTCTTACCATCTTCATATCCTCGGACGAGAAATTGATCCCCGATCATCTGGACGTTTGTGTAGAATCTCACTTAGTCAGAGTGCTGTATAGTTCTTTGATTTTAGCAGTTGGTTCAGCGATGGTCAACATTTTATCAGAATGAATCTTAAATTTGTTGTCCGAGGTAAGATCCCCCAACCAAGGTTGAAGAGTTCCGTCAGGCATAATATTGAATGGGCTTACCAAGATGCAATCAGGTTCGCCAATGTCAGCAGATGGTGCTTCTTCTAATACAGAGATCAGAGTTCCACCAGTTTGAAAAATAATGATTTTAGGTTCCATATCAGCAATCCTCACATCCATCAGTAACAATAATTGATTGACTTTGATCTTGAACTTCTTGACCCATAATATCTACAAGATACATATTATTGAGTTCTTCTACTGGATCCACAAAGGTTACCAACCAGTCTAGAGGAACTGGAAATTTATATCCTTTGCCAAGAGCAATCCAAGGACTAAGACTAATATCAAAAGAAGTCCTCCCAGTCTCTTTATTTTTTTCTGGTTTGCCCGTATCAACAATACAGAGTTTATTGAAGAAATAACCAACAACCTTATCATCTAAGGTCATTTCTTCAACGTCAGTAATGATTTGTTCTCCCGTCTTCACAACGGCTAATTTAACAGTCATAATAAGATGCTTTACTACTTACTTTAACACAAAAAATAAAAATGGGCAAGGGTTGATTCTGACCAACCCCGCCCGTGCGGTGACGATATTTGGGTATGCCCCACCAGTATTTATAATCTAAACTTAATTGTTTTTACTTAAAGATAGTCCTTACGAACATGATGTTCTGGAACTATTTTACCAAGTTCAATACTCAATAACCCATCCTCAAAAGTAACTGATCTAATTTCCGTATCATCACTGAGCGTCCATGATCTGGTGAAAGATCGTTGAGCCATTCCTCTATGGACGTAGTTTGTATCTCCCGCAGTTTCTTTTTGTCCTTCAACAAAAAGTTTTCCGTATTCTTTGTAAACATTGACTTCTTCTTTTTTGAACCCAGCAAGCGCAATTTCCAAACGTGATTCTACATTGCTAACCTGAATCAAGTTATATGGTGGATAATTGGTAGATGTTTCATGAACGTTAAAGAGACGATCAAAATACTCATCCATTCCAATACTATTGCGATTGATTCTATCCAAAAGTTGTGGAAGATCCGCAGCAGAATATCTCATGAGGTTACCCATGGTTTTAGCTCCTTTAATAAGCGAGTTTGTATTGTGTGGACCCCGAAGGCATCCTTTACTATTTATATTAAAATATAAAACCAACTAGCAGTAATTGCCGAACAATTCTACAGAACTAACCGTTCTCAAAATTATAATCAGCAATCATAGCAAATAATTGTGTTTTAAGTTTATCAAGATATACTTGCTCTTCGACTGGTCTTGCAGGAGAACCTGGCCACATTCTTATTGAATAGCAAACGTGATCATACATTGTACGAACATCTTCTATTTTTAAAAACAGTTGATAATCGTACTCGTTGTACTCAGATTCTCTTTCATTCACTATTCTGTTTGCTCTACTTTCTTTTTAGATCCAATATTATATTTTTGCTCTAAGATCCACTCAGTCTTATCTTTGTAAGATAAAACTTTAATTTGATTTAAAGGAGCAATGTCTAAAATAGATTCATCATTAACAATACTAATTAAACCCCAATCAGACAATAGTCTAGTAATTCTATTTCTTCTTTGAACATCATTAATTGTAAGATTGGCGTGCTTACCATCCAGAGCAAAGAGTTCTTTAAAATGTGTAATATAATATCTACCCTGCTTATGTAGAATATGGCAAGATTGATAGAGTTTCTTTTCCTTTCTAGAGGCAACACCAATGCGAGTTAGAGTCTCACGAACCTTCAAAAAATCATCTGGTTCGTTGAGCATAACTTCTACTATCATCTCGGGTTTCCAGTTTACCTGGGGTTCAATAGTGTTTGTCATGTTCCACCAATGTCAAGTCTTTGTTTAATGTAATCGAGTTGTTCCTTCGACAAAATTCTCAAAGCTTGACTTGCTTTCTCATTACTATAACCATAGTATTGTTTTACAAGATCAAGATTATCAATTTTATCTTTTCGGAGCCAGGGAGAAAATCTCTTACGCTTCCTCAGAGTATTTATAAAGAACGCATATTGCATGTCTTTATCCAAATGAGAGTTTTTATTCATCTCATTTGCAAAAAGAACTCCATCAAGATGACCAGACAAACATTTATTTACAATAAATGGAGGGTACGAAGAGATGTTTTCAGACAAATCTTCTTTTGTAAAATTGATTGAATTTAACCAGTCCTTTAATTCCATAATCACTCTTCGCGAAAGTTGCAAAATTCATAATCATTTTTTCGGTAAACAGGCATCTGTTCACCACAATTTAAACTATCAATTACAATATCACCTGCAATACTAATTCTATATTCATCAGTTGTATAGTGAGGATAAACTACATGTTTTAAATCTCCTGGAAATAAAATTATAGTTCCCTCATCCTTTTTACCCAGTCTAAATGGTTGTTCTTGAAGTCTCCCAATAGAATCTATATAATTAATAGCAACATTACCTGCTTGTGGATACAATTCTACTGCATCTCCAGACTCCTCTTCTTCATGCTCGAATGGAATATTCATCCAGATAATGAATGTCCAAATAGATTGATGACTATGAAGTGGTTGATATTCCCCCTTACCAGAAATTCTACACCAAATTCGATTCATAATTGGGACTGGATGATGACTATTTCTGACAGTCATCGGGTATCCCCAAATATCTACATAATGCTTAATTGCTGGTGATAGTATTTCTGTTTGAAAAACTTTGCTACTATCATCAAGTGCCCACTCTTGATATGGAGTTCTTTCAATAACTTTATTATTATTATCAAACACCCATGCACCATTAGTAGTGGGTTTTTTAATGTAATTCCACAAAAGATTCATATGATCCTGGTTCAATTTCCATTTAAGGATTCCAGGATTTATATGTGGTGTTGCTTCATAATCATAATTCATAATTACTGCTTATAAAAATCAGGCACTTCATCAGCCCTCAAATTAGCACTAACGCCCGTAATTGTTGCACCAGGGTTTCTTGCAAGAGCAATCTCCCTAGCATCCTGGAAGTCGTGTGCCTGATACTCTTCCTTCCACAATTTCCCCGCTTTGTAAAGCGAAACTTCGATTTTCATAGTTCATTAAAAGCAATTCTTTACGTGTTTTTTGATCCGACATATAATCACCAACAGATCTCCTAGTATATGTAAGATCAAACTCTGCTGCTCTCCACTTAGAATCAACAAAACGATTGGTCACAAGTTGATCAGAATTATAACTAATCATCATGTCTGTAGATGAACAGTTGCAATCTTCTGCAAATTTGTCATGATCAAATCCTTTATGCATTGATCCACTCTTTCCATATAAATTATCTTTAATATCATATGGAGGATCTAGATAAACAAATACATCAGATCTATCAGAAGATTCATCTAAAATCTTATCATAAGAATAATTAGTGATCGTCCAATTATGTATAAGTTGTTGATAACCACTCAATTTAAGAATACCCTTCATAGAGAAGTTACTATCCGACGCCTGTTTAGAAAA